CTTATGTAAATGATTACGATAACAAAGAAGGACGAAGTCCATCTAATAATAGATACAGATCCTTCGACAGCAAAAGAGATTGTGGATTTCTTTACGTTTGACATACCAGGTGCTAAGTTCATGCCCGCGTATCGTAACCGTATGTGGGATGGTAAAGCAAGACTCTTTAATATGTACACCCGAGAACTGTACATCGGTCTACTGGATTATCTATTAGAATTTGCTGAACAACTAGAGTACAAAGTAAAGTTAGAGATGGAAGACATTGGTGAAGACAGTACTATAGAGGCTGTTGTTAAGTTTGCAAAGCATCTCAACTTGCATAGCCAAAACAAACCAATTGAGGCAAGAGAGTATCAGCTAGAAGCAGTAAATCATGCAATCACAAAAGGCAGAAGTCTGTTGTTATCGCCAACTGCTAGTGGCAAATCTCTTATGATTTACATGTTGATTCGCTACCATCAACTTCACGGCAGAAAGCAATTACTTATTGTACCCACCACTTCATTGGTAGAGCAGATGTATGGAGACTTTGGTGATTACGCATCCGCCAATAGTTGGAATGTAGAAGATAACTGCCATAGAATATATGGTGGTAAAGAGAAATCAAACGAGAAAGATATTATCATCTCTACATGGCAGTCAATCTATAAGTTTCCTAGTCTTTGGTTTGCACAGTTTGATGTTATCTATGGTGACGAAGCACACAATTTTAAAGCTAAGTCACTTACTACCCTAATGGACAAATGCACAACAGCACCATATAGAGTGGGTACAACTGGTACATTAGACGGCACAAAGACTCATAGATTAGTACTTGAGGGTGTGTTCGGTAGAGTCAATCAAGTCACATCCACGAAGAAGCTGATGGATGACAAGCAACTTGCCGAATTGAAGATCGTGTGTATGCTCCTGGGATACACTGATGCACAGAGAAAATTAGTATCTAAGATGCCGTATCAGGAAGAGATTGATTGGATCGTTACTAACCCATTAAGGAACAAGGTAATCACTAACCTTACGGTGGCACAGAAAGGTAATACCCTAGTTCTGTATCAATATGTGGAAAAACATGGTGCTGTACTATATGACATGATCTCTAAAGTAGTCAAGAAAGACAGAAAAGTCTTCTATGTACACGGAGGCACTGACACAGAGCATAGGGAAGAGATACGCCGCTTGACAGAGGAAGAAAATGATGCTATAATAGTTGCTTCATATGGTACTTTTTCTACTGGTATTAATATAAGGAACTTACATAATGTCGTATTTGCTTCACCTAGTAAGAGCCGTATCAGAAATCTACAGTCAATTGGTAGAGGTCTTAGGAAAGGTGGACAGAAGACAGTGTGTAACTTGTTCGATTTGGGAGATGACTTATCTTGGAAATCAAAGAAGAACTTTACTCTTAATCATATGATGGAAAGAATTAAAATCTATAACGAAGAATCGTTTAACTACAAAATAGTGAAGATGCAAATTGATGATTGAATATAACGTACCATGTGTAATAACTTTTAATGACTCACTTCAGCTAGTGGCTGTGGTAGAACAGAATCTCGATGAAGATCATTATCTTTTGATTACTCCTCTTAGGGTAGACAGAGATTATTCTGCTACAGAGAATGGCGTGGTGGAATCTTTTTCTTTAGTTCCTTGGATTCCATTCTCAGACGAAGTTGCATTTCCCGTAGAACAACATCACATTTTAAATATCAGTATTCTTGGCGATGCGTATGTTGAGGATTATCATTCTATAGTTAGCAAGGTATTTTATCCTGATCGCCCCAGTACTGCTAACGCCAAGAAGAGTTCATATGGTGATGATATGCTTGACACAATCTTAGAATACAAGCAAGCTATAGATGACAACAAAGTTAATTAATGTTTTATCTTTAAAGGGACACACCCTATTATACAGTGTTCCACGAAAATGTCAATACCTTTTTTAAATAATGGAGAAATAAAGTGAAAAAAGCAGAAGCCAGCACCAATAGGCATTACGTTAACAATAAGGAATTCTTGGCGAAGATATCTGCCCACCGCGAACTTGTTATCGAAGCGAAAGAGAACGATCTTCCAAAGCCAAGGTGTCCCAATTACATCGGAGAATGTTTTGTTAAGATTGCAAATCATCTGGCGTACAAAGCCAACTTTGTTAACTACACTTTTCGTGATGAGATGATACTTGATGGTATTGAAAACTGCATCACTTATATGGGTAACTTTGATCCTGCTAAATCTTCCAACCCTTTCGCATACTTTACTCAGATCACTTACTATGCTTTCATTCGTAGGATTCAGAAAGAGAAGAAGTATCAAAGTACCAAGATGCGATACATCCAGAATATGCAATTCTCTGAAGTGTTCACACAAGACCATGATGGAGATGCTCATGCAACAGAGTTTCTTGATTATATGCGTAAACAAATTGACCAGGCAAACAAGCATGAAGAAGAGTTTGCTAATGAGAAGACTAAGGTTCCTAAACGCAGACCTAAGTATCTTGACGATAAAGAAGCGTTGAAGTTGGCTAAAGAGAAGATAGAAGCCTTAAAAGATATCTAAATATCACTTGACTTCCCCAGATATCCATGATATCATTGTCTTAATAAATGGAGAACTACTATGAACAGTATATATACCAATTTCCCTGATGCTGTCCAACCGGTCAGCGTTCCAGCACCATATAAGATAACTAGTGGCACTGCTACTTATACCTTCAGTGACGACCTAACAGTAACTGTCCCTATTCCTGATGCTTCAGATAACTGGGAATATTTCATTGATTTTAGTCCGGCAACAATCACATTGGAAGATGCATGAATCCTAAACAAACCCATATCATGATTGACCTTGAGACTCTATCTACTAGAGCCCACGCCACTATACTTTCTATTGGTGCTGTTAAGTTCAACATACAAGACGGTATATTTGAAGAGTTCTATATCAATGTAGATGCTAAGACTTGCAAAGAAGCTGGTTTGCACATTGACAAGAATACAATTGCATGGTGGCAGAAACAGAAGCCCGAAGCACTGCAAGCACTGATGGTCGATCCGGTGCCGGTGACAGAAGCACTTCAGAAGTTCTGTTCTTGGATTGGCAATGAGCGGGTACAACCATGGGGAAACGGAGCATCTTTTGATATCACTATTCTTGAAGAAGCTATGGTACGCACTGGTGTGAATACACCCTGGAAGCATTGGGACGTTATGTGCTTTCGTACAGTGATGAATCTTATGGGTATTAGTAACGCCCAGATCAGAGCGCAGGAAACTGACATAAGCCATCATGCACTTGATGATGCTAAGAGTCAAGCTAAGACACTGCTAAAGGTACTGCAAAATTAAAATAGCCACGATAAACGATACTCACTTCGGAGCGCGAGGTGATTCTATACAGTTTGATGCCTTCTTCAAGAAGTTTTATGATGAATTCTTTTTCCCTGCTCTGGTAGAAAAAGAAATTAAAACTATACTGCACCTGGGTGATGTATTCGACCGAAGAAAGTTTATCAACTATAACACCTTGCAGAGTTGCAAAGAATACTTCTTTGACAAGGCACGGGATCTGGGCATCGACATTCACATGATACCAGGTAACCATGATACATACTTTAAGAACACTAATAAGGTAAACTCACCTGAGTTGTTGCTTGGGGAGTATGATAACATAAAAATATACCCTGAGGTTACGGAGCTAACTTTTGATGAACGTAAGATATTATTTGTCCCTTGGATTTGTAGTGAAAATTATACTCACACTATGGATGTCATTAAGAATACTGAAGCGAAGGCTGTCTTTGGTCACTTTGAGTTCAGTGGGTTCCAGATGTACAAGGGTGCTATTGTATCTCATGGATCGGATACTAGCCCTTACAGTCATTTTGATCTGGTGTGTAGTGGGCATTATCATCACCGTAGTCGGACTAACAATATACTTTACCTTGGAAATCCCTATGAAATTACTTGGTCAGATTATGAAGATCCCAGAGGCTTTAACATCTATGACACATATGACAACTCAGTCGAATTTTTACAAAACCCATTTACTATATTCCATAAGTTTTATTTCGATGATACCTCAGATGATTTTAGAAGTCTCATTGCTGATTATGATTATGATTCTATTGCCAATAGTTGTGTAAAGGTAGTAGTTGTAAAGAAAAGCGACTTTGCATATTTCGATGCATTCATTGACAACCTTTACCAATGTAATCTCATCGAATTAAAAATTATCGAAGACTTTTCAGAGTTTGAAGATGACGCAGTTGGTGAAGTAGAAGTAAATCTAGAAGACACCATGACATTGTTGAATGATTATGTAGACAATGTAACAACAGACTTGGATCGTGATAAATTAAAATCGGTTCTAAGGACTCTATATGTAGAAGCGCAATCGGAGAAGTAGATGAAATATTTAGTTGCATCTGGATGCTCATTTACGGATGAATCCGCAAACCATGCTTCTCAGTCAGGACCAAATTGTTATCGTTCAATGTTTGTGGGCGACATTGACGCTCCACTTTATGCCGAGCATGAGAAATGGGTGTCATCACTAGCAAAAATTCTCGGCGCAAATATATACAATTACGGTAGGAATTCATCTGGCAATTCTCTTATAAGTCGCCAAGCAATATTCGGTGTTAGTCAACTTCTCAAAAGAGGCGTAGATCCTAAAGATATAGTTTGTGGCGTTGAGTGGTCAGGACCAGACAGACATGATTTTATGCTTGAGTCTCAGAAAGATATTAACGATAGACTATTTCTTATGGATGCTCCTCCTATTCCTGTGGACTCTCTCGATAGGGCTAAACAAATCAAGTTCGCCCCAGGCAAGGCTACGTGGCTGATACTGAATGCATCGTGGTCAGAAGCTGATCCATTCGCTGACCTATATTACAATAATTTCTTCAGTGCTGTCGGCGGAAAAACAAACACCTTCGAAAAGATTTTAGCAACTCAACATTATCTAGAAAGTGTTGGAGTTAAATACTTCTTCACTGTAATGAGCGAAGATACTTTGCTCCTAGAAAATCACTACAAAGAAGATGTTCAGTATCTATATGACTTAATAGACTTCACAAAATTCTTGCCTATCAAAGGCATGTATGAATGGTGCAGAGATGTATGTTTGCCACAAGGAATGGAATGGCTTGAACACGAAAGACGCCATCAAAATCAAATAAAACATCCAACTGCTGAAATGAATAGGATGTTCACAACAGAGGTTATCGTTCCTTACTTAAAGACAAAAGGTTATATCGATTGATTACTTTTAAAACATTAAAGTGGAAGAATTTTCTCTCTACTGGTAATGCGTTTACAGAGATTGATTTTACTCGCAGTACTAGTACATTGATTGTTGGTGAGAATGGCAGTGGCAAATCTACTATGCTAGATGCCCTATGTTTTGTTTTGTTTAATAAACCATTCAGAGCAATTAATAAGCCTCAGTTAGTTAATGCTGTTAACGACAAAGCACTGGAAGTAGAAATTGAGTTTGCTGTCGGTACTAATGAGTACAAAATTAGACGAGGTATTAAGCCCAACTATTTTGAGATTTATTGTAATGCCAAAATGATAGATCAAGATGCCGCACTCAGAGATATGCAAAAGTATCTTGAGGAAGCTATTCTAAAATTGAACTACAAATCATTTACTCAGATTGTTATATTAGGCAGTGCTTCATTTACACCGTTCATGCAGTTGCCTCTAGGTAGTAGAAGAGAAATCATAGAAGATATTCTTGATATTCAAATATTCACTGTGATGAATGTTGTACTAAAAGAAAAGATAAATAAGTTGAAGGATACTATACGGGACATAGAATCCGAAGTTGAGATCAGTAAGTCCAAAGCTATTCTCCAACAGAAGTATCTTTCTACTCTGGAGAATGATAAACAAATCAAAATAGCAGACATGCAAGGACAGATTAATGCAATCGAGGACTCGATTAAGAAATTCGAGGAACAAGCAACAACAACAGTCACAGCGAAGGATCTTCTGGGAAATCCTAAAGAGAGAATCAAAAAACTCAGAAACTTTAGAGATCAATTCACAACCCAAATCACAAAAGTAAAAAGAGAGTTAGATTTTTATGAAAAGCACGATGACTGTCCGACCTGCAAGCAAGGTATTTCGCATGACTTCAAAGCAGAGATTAAAATTGAACGACACAGAAAAATTGGTGAGTTACAAGAAGCAAATAAGAAAATTGAAAATGAATTCACGCAACTAAATGATGCACTAGAAAAGTTTGTCGATTTGTCAGACCAGTTGGTAGATATAAACAATGAGATTATTACCAATCAAAAGTTTCTGACAAAGCTGAATGCTGAGATATCACATGCAAAAGTTAATGTTGCAGATATCACAGAAGAAAAAGACAAGCTGAAAACCCTTGCGAAAGTTGTTGTGGAAAAAGAGCATGATAAGTCTATCAAGAATGAAGAGGGTCACTACTTAAAACTAGCCGCTTCACTATTGAAAGACACTGGCATAAAGACTAGAATCATTCGCCAGTATTTGCCTGCTATAAATGCATTAGTCAATAAGTACTTAGCCTCGATGGACTTCTTTGTTCAATTTGATTTGGATGAGAAGTTCAACGAGACTATTAAGTCCAGACACAGAGACAAATTTAGTTATGCATCATTCAGTGAAGGTGAGAAGCAAAGAATTGATTTGGCATTACTGTTTACATGGCGTACCATTGCTAAGATGAAGAACAGTGCCGCAACAAATTTGTTAATACTAGATGAAGTTTTTGATAGTTCTTTGGACAATAATGGTACTGACTACGTTATGTCCTTACTAAATACTATAGGTGAAGATGCGAATGTATTTGTAATCTCACACAAAGGAGACATCCTGTTTGATAAATTCAGGAGTGTTATTAAATTTGAAAAGAAATATAACTATTCAGTAATTTCATAGAGGCTAACATAAGATGCCTCCTCAGTTTACTATTGCATATACCTACTACAACGAACCCGAACTTTTAAAAGAGCAAATTAAACTCTGGGAGGACTATCCTCCTGGGGTTGAAATCATGGTTATTGATGATGGCTCTAAAGAACATCCTGCATATGATATACTGAAAGATGTTTACTTCACAGATGGAGTGAACTTTCAACTTTGGAAGGTTACCCGTGATTTGGGATTCAACAGTCACGGTTGCAGAAACTTGGCAGCGAAGTATTCACCCACAGATCAAATATTTTTCTTGGACATGGATATAAGAATCAATCCAGGAGACGTGGGACACCTCAGAGGGCTAGTGATGAATCCTGAGACGATCTACAGGTTCAATATGTACTCTATTCCCAGCAAAAAGTGGTACCCTTATCCTGGGCACATTAACTGTTTTATCGTCAATAAGAACAAGTTCTGGGAAGCCGGTGGGTATGATGAAAGCTACACCGGGCACCACTACGGGGATCGTCCCTTTCACAAAGAGTTAGATAAACTAGCAAAACAAGGCAGGATACGGCTCACTCTGAGCGACTACAGAACCGGTAGAGAGATCGTTTCCGACTACAATCTACCCGCCGATACGATAATGCCGGTGTACGATGATGTCGAAATGAAGATCAGATATCCAGGGGAAATCCCTGATATCAAAGCCATGGCTAACACGGTGAAAAGCAAGTTAAATTTTCCTTTCATTCGTCTGATGTAGGCTGGGTTTCCTTATAAATATATAAAATAATTCAAAGAGTTGGTAAAATATATTATGAAATACTTGAGTGATGAATTAAATTTAGTTTCCATTGTCGATCCTATATTGAAGATCGCGCCAAAGAAGTTTGATTTTGAGGAAAATGATGGCAAAGAAATCGCATCTAAACTCAGATTAAAAATGACTGAACTTGGTGGTGTTGGCTTATCTGCTAACCAAGTGGGATTAGATATGTCAGTTATGGTACTTGGTGTACGCAACCCAAAAAATGATGAGCAGTTTGAAAGAGTATGTTTCAACCCAGTTATGATCGGGGCAAGTCATGAGCAGATAATGATGCAAGAAGGCTGCCTGAGTATTCCTGGTCTACGTCTAAATATAAAGAGACCCGCTGAGTGTACGATAACATATTTCGATGCAGATCAGGAAGAACATACCGAAAAATTTCTTGGTCTAGCCGCGAGAATTGCATTACATGAATACGATCATATGTTAGGATTTAACTTCATGTCTCGTGTGTCTAAGTTTAAACTCGATAGAGCGATGAAATCATTAAATAAGCGTGTAAAGGCATTTAATAGGAGACACTAGATGGCATATAGCGAAGCCGTATTAGATCATTATGAGAACCCGCGTAATGTGGGTAAGTTGGATGATAGTAAAGCAAACATTGGAACTGGCATGGTTGGAGCTCCAGCATGTGGTGATGTTATGCGTTTACAGATACAGGTTGAGAATGACATTATTGTTGATGCGAAGTTCAAGACCTATGGATGCGGAAGTGCAATTGCTTCATCTAGCCTATTGACAGAATGGGTAAAAGGTGCTACACTGGATGAGGCGTCGGAGATAAAAAACACTCAGTTGGCAACCGAACTTGCCCTACCGCCAGTAAAGATACACTGCTCGGTATTAGCAGAAGATGCTATCAAAGCCGCAGTACAGAACTACAGGGAAAAGAACAATGTCTGATGATTTTGATTTCGGATTTACCGCAGTAGATGAAGCCCCGCAGTCTCAACAGCCTACGCCTGCCTCAACTACTGCATCACTTCCAGATGATGCTCTCGATGGAGTAATGAAAAAACTTTACGAAATTGAGAACAGAATTCTGGATATGGATAACGCTGGTGTTTTGACAGAACACCGGACATTACTAGAAGGAGATATAGCTGGCAAGCTAAGAGATTTGGAAGACTTAATTCTTCCTCTGCTTACAAACTTAAAGAAAAATCCCGACAAAGAATACATTCACTGGCCGAACCGTTCAGCCATTATTGATAAACAAATTGAAAAGATACAGGCGGTTACCAGATATTATGAGCGAGTTTAAATTAGATGCACTAACCAGTAATAAAATTTTTGAACGTACAATGTCTAGAACATATGATCTCTATCTACATGATGAGATCGAAGGACCAGATGAGTATATAGAATGGAATCAATTGTTCAGGTCAGCCACCGCTGAAGACGTAATTTATGTTCACATCAATTCCTACGGTGGACAGATCAATACAGCAATTCAAATGATAAGAGCCATGCGGGAGACTCCTGCTACTATTGTCACATCCATAGAGGGTGCTTGCATGTCTGCCGCTACGATGATCTTCCTACAGGGAGATGTATGTGAGATATCAGATCATAGTCAGTTTATGGTACATACTTACTCCGGTGCCGCATGGGGCAAAGGAAATGAAATGGCATCTCAAGTGCTACATGATTCCGATTGGATATCTGACCTAATGCACGATGTGTACCAGCATTTCCTTGATGAAGATGAGATCAATGCGGTGATTGAAGGCAAGGATGTATGGTTTAGCCCGGCAGAAGTGTTTGTCAGACTGAAGAAAAAGACCACTTTGATCGAAAAAGAGAACAAAGAAGCCGAAAAAGCGGCAGCGGCTGAAAATAAAAAGAAAATAAAAAAGAAAGTCGTTAAATAACAACGACTTACGATTGAAAATAAATTGATTATCCTCTTGACTTTTACCAAAATACCTGTCATAATGTACTTTGAGAATGAGAGAGGGTATACCAATGGAAGTAAAAAGCAAAAGCATGTTAGCCAAACTACTGGCTACAGAGGATATCAGTGTTGAGCATCAGAATGTTCCCACCGCACTGTTCGACCTTAAGAATCGCAAGATCATCCTTCCCCGCTGGAAGGAAATGTCAGTACATCTATATGATCTGTTTGTCGGTCATGAAATTAGCCACGGCTTAGAAACTCCTGCAGAAGGTTGGCACGATGCTGTATGTGACTCCGGTCAGGGCTTCAAGTCTTTCCTAAATGTGATAGAAGATTGTCGCATTGAGAAAAAAGTCAAAGCACGTTACCCTGGTCTAGTCAAGTCTATGGCTCTTGGTTATAAAGAGTTGATGGAGATGGACTTCTTTGGACTCAAGGGTCGTGACACGGATACTCTTCCACTGATCGATAAGATCAATCTAAAATTCAAGTGTGGTGCCATGCTCGGCATCAACTTCTTAGAAGAAGAATTGCCTTTCGTTACTGCTACTGAAAATGTTGACACTTGGGAAGATACTGTCAGAGTAGCCAACGAACTTTATGAGTACAGCAAAACTGAACAAGCCATGCAAGATGCTTTAGAGCCTCAAGCGGATGAGTTCAATGATGACTGGGATGAAGACATAGATTCTGAACCCACCGACGAGTATTCAGACGCGCCTCAAGAAAGTGAAGAAGAAAGTGACCAAGCTGAAGAAGAGACTGAAGAAACCGGCAGTGCATCCAAAGATGAAGATGAAAAGCCTTCCGAATTAGAAGAAGAGTCTGAGTCTACCGATGTCAAGCAAGTCGGAAATGATATCATGGAAGGAACTCCTGATCCAGAATCAATGACTGATAAAGCCTTTCGTAATGCAGAAGAAATGCTTGTCGAAATGTCCGACAAAGATATTATGACTGTTAACTTTCCAAAGATAAAGTCTGATGTATTTGTTATGCAATCTTCTGAAGTATGGGACTGGACACCAGAGTATAAAAAAGGTACTTACTATAGCCCACAAGAAAATATGACTGACAATGTTGAAGTTGAGAACAAGCTGTTCAATGATTTTCAAACTCGCAATAAGTCTGCGATCAACCTTCTAGTCCAACAGTTTGAGATGCGCCGCAAAGCTACCTCATTAAAGAAAGCCCGTGAGAATAAGACTGGTATGCTTAATGATAAAAAGTTGTGGGCATACAAGCTAACGGATGATCTCTTTCTATCAACTACTACTACTCCAAATGGTCAGAACCACGGCATGTTTATGTTTGTTGATATGTCTGGTAGTATGTTTCTAGAAATGGCTAATGTTGTCGAGCAGTTATTGATTCAAGTATCCTTCTGCAAAAAAGTCGGCATTCCGTTTGATGTTTACGGATTCAGTAATGCAGGTAGAAATGCCGCTGAGTACAATGAACGGCGCAAAATTGTGCAAAAAGCCCAGAGCAAAAAGCCTGGTGATATGTTCATCGATGATGAAAACTTCCAGTTACTACAATTAATTTCCTCTGAGTTATCATCTCCTATGTATACCAAAGCATTCAAAGGGCTTCTGGGATGGGCAACTACTTACATGAGCAAAAACACCCGTCTAGATGAAGAGAGAGTATGGCAAGATAGATACAACCAACCGCGTCATATGTATTTGTCAACCACGCCTCTGGCTTCTGCGATGTTAGCTGGTCGTGATCTTGCTAATGAATTCAAACAGCGTAATCGCCTTGAAGTTCTGAACACAATTATTCTGACCGATGGATACAATACTGATAAAATGTTTGTGGTTGAAGATTGTATGGAACTAGAAAATACTGACTATGAGCAAGTGACATTTCGCCACAGCCCAAACGTAGTTGGTGAAGTTTACATTAAAGAAGGTGCAATATCAACCAAGCATGTCATCTCAGGAATTTATGGCAGAGCAAGCCGTCAGGTAGGATATCAAGATTACTTCTTGGCACTACTGAAGCACTACCAAGCAACCACTAATTCGCGTATGATATCATTCAACATTGTAGGTGCAAAAGCATCCTCTGTCAGAGATGCATACTTTGCCGCAATTGGCAAGTATGATTACGAAGGATTTCAAACTAAGTACAAGACCTTCCGTTCTGAGCGATTCATGGAAGTTCCTAATGCTGTCGGATACGATAGTATGTTTATGCTTATGGGTGGCAAAGGGTTAGAAGTAGACACCTCCGACATGGAAGTTAAGTCCAACTCCAAAGGTGATCTGAAGCGTGGATTCATGAAGTTCGCCAAGGGACGCAGTGCCAGCCGAGTGTTTTTGAATCGATTCATCGATAAAGTTGCATAAAAGATGAAAATAATTGAGAAAACACTTGACTTTCCCATAAAACCTGCTATAATGGTATAGTAAAGTCGAGTTAAAGAAGTTAAATTGAATAATCCTTTTGAGAGAGGTCAGATTATGAGTGAGTTAAATAGTGAATTGTTGAACGCTCTACAGGCAATAGATACTGCCGGTGGTACGCTTAACCGAAAGCAAATTTCAGATGTGGCAGTGAGTCTCGGACTCGCCAAACAGGGTTCCGCAGTCGGCTATATAGTTGGCAATTATGCGGTTGCTCGTGGCGTCTATGACGTTTCATTGCCCGCAAATTCTGTACCTGCACAAGCCCCAAAGCCTATTGCAGTCATACAGTCCAAATCACCTACCCAAGACCTGCCACAAGAAGCGGCAAGAGTCCTAACTCAGGCTAAATTATCGGTGACTATCGAGAACTTAATTCCTCCCACAGACAGTACTTATGTTCCGTTTGGATTCTTTAAAGACCTGACTAGAATTGTCAAGTCTGGAATGTTTTATCCTACGTTTATCTCTGGTCTATCCGGTAACGGTAAGACTATGATGGTCGAACAAGTTTGTGCAAAACTAGGGCGAGAAGCCTTGCGAGTCAATATCTCCATTGAGACTGATGAAGATGATTTGATTGGTGGCAATACACTTGTCGATGGTAACGTAGTTTACCGAGAGGGTCCTGTTCTCACTGCAATGAAACGTGGTGCAGTACTAGTTCTGGATGAGATCGACCGTGGCTCTAACAAGCTAATGTGCTTACAAGCTATCATGGAAGGCAAGCCCTACTACAATAAGAAGACTGGTGAGATTGTCTCTCCTGAACCTGGCTTCAATATCATTGCTACTGCGAATACTAAAGGTCGTGGATCAGATGATGGTAAGTTTATGGGTGCTCAGATATTAGATGAGGCATTCCTTGAGCGTTTTGCAATCACTGTCGAGCAAGAATATCCATCGGCTGTCCAAGAGAAGAAAATTGTTCTTGGTAAGATGCGAGTTGCCGACTGCATTGATGATACCTTTGCTACCAATTTGGTGACATGGGCTGAAGTGATCCGAAAGACTTTCTATGAGGGTGCAATCGATGAATTGATTTCTACTCGCCGACTGGAACACATTGTCAAAGCATTCTCAGTGTTTGGTGATAAGATGAAAGCCATCGAGTTATGTGTAAACAGGTTCGATACCGACACCAAGCAAGCCTTCTTAGACCTTTACACTAAGGTTGATGATGAAGTATCAATGCCAGAGACAGAAAATGAGACATCCGAAACTGTCGAAGTCCAAAATACAGAGGTAAACTTCTAATGGCTATTATTGAACGCAAAGAGTATCATCAAATGATATGCTATTTCACCTATGACATTCCCGATGAGGATATCATTGAAAAATGGGGTAGCGTGAGTACCCTAGAGGATCTACTGGCAGAGTATGATGATGATGCCGTTGATTGGATGGCAGATTTTGGATTTGACCGCTATGATGATCTGTGGACAGATCGGAAAGGTGGTTATGAAATTGATTGGGAAATAAAAGTCTAATGGCTATTGAATATAGATTTAAAGAAGACAAGTTAATAGCGGAGTTTGTAAAGTACATTGATTCGACTTATGATGGTCACTATGGTCAAGGTGGACTACAGTCATCTGAGATTATCGTAGACCGAGGACACGGACAAGGTTTCTTTCATGGAAACATCGACAAGTATAACGGTCGATACGGCAAAAAGGGTGACAGTCCTGCCGAATGGCGTAAAGACATTATCAAGATTATCCATTATGGATTTCTCGCCCTCTATGAACATGATAGAATCACCGCAGAAGAAGTACAAGAAAAAATCGATACTGATACTTTCGGGGTTAAGAGTTAGGCTGTAGATCACCAGAATCCGCAAGGATACCTCGGTAGTTATGTGTGTGACCTCTCTCTCAATTGCAAAGGCACATAGCTATCGAGGTTTTTTCTGTTATAAATAGACTTAGACCTTAGCCCATTATGGAGAAAGAATATGGCATATGCCGCCAGAGTAGAACAAACAAGAACCAATACTGACCAACACTGGTTTATATTTGATACTGATGTGGTTTCCAACTCGGCTACGGAAGCCAGAGGTGCCGCCTTGAAAGAATTTTTAGATTCTAAAGTAGCTGACAATACCATGGTAACCACACTAGAATTCTCAGATGATCACCTTTCTTGGACTTGGATAAATACCTTTCCGGACGAGGCAGCATTCAATGCCTTTGATGTAGACTGGCAGGCTTTCAAAGCATCTAGTCTAGATGGAATTGAGCCGTTTGAAGAGACGGTGTTTACGGACTGGCTGACTGCTACTGGTTCTACTGTGACAACAACATTTGTTACTACTTAAACTATTGACATACCCCCAAATTTATTATATAATGATTGTAATGTTTATAACTGTGAGGAAGACCTGTGAAGATATCAAAAGCAACGATGGAAGTTCTGAAGAATTTTGCTTCAATCAACAGCAATATTCTTGTCCGTAAGGGCAATGTTCTATCAACCATATCAACTGGCGTTAACATATTCTGTCGTGCAGAGGTAACAGAAACCTTTGACCGAGAGTTCGCCATCTATGACTTGAATAGTCTACTAGCTTTACTGACCATGATGGAAGATACTGATGTCGATTTCGGTGAAGACTGTATCACTATCAGTAAAGACACCAGTGAATTCAAATATTACTATGCTGATAAGACCATCATTGTGGCAGCCCCGGATAAGACAATCGAGGTAGACAATCACTATGAATTCAATCTTACTGCTAAGATGATTGAAACCATGAAGCGAGCCGCATCTGTTATCTCTGCTCCTATGTTGAGTGTTGTGGCTAAGAATGGCAAGGTAGTGATGAGCGTTGGTGATCCTTCAACTCCTCGAAGTAATACATACACTCAAGAGATTGGTGAGTTTGATGGTGATTTTGATTGCCGCATACCAATCGAGAACTTTAAAGTTATGAGTGGTGATTATGTCACTGTTCTAAGCAAGAAGAAGTTTATGTACTTGCACAATGACTCCGCACAATATTGGTTAGCACTTGATCCCAATTCACAGATAGGATAAAAGATGAATATTGCAGTTGGAAATAGAATGCCCCTGGTGAAATGGAATACTAGGGTTCGTGATGAGACAGTAGAAGGTGATAACCCATATCGATGGGAGCACCTAACGACAGCGGATGTCTTCAAAGATAAAAGAGTGGTGCTGTTTTCATTGCCTGGAGCATTTACTCCTACCTGCACCACAAAGCAACTGCCTGGATTTGAATCACTGTACGATGATTTTATTGAATCTGGTGTGGATGAAATCTACTGCATGTCAGTGAATGATTCTTTTGTGATGAATGCTTGGTCTAGGTGGGCTAACATAAAGAATGTAAAAGTGATTCCTGATGGTTCTGGTGAATTTACTAGTGCTATTAGTATGCTAGTCGATAAGGGTAATCTAACATTCGGTCAGCGATCTTGGAGATTTGCTATTCTGTGCAATGATGGTGTTATCGAGCAATCGTGGATAGAACCTGGAATGTGTGACAATGCTCAAGATGATCCGTATGGAGAAACTGCACCCGAAAAGATATTAGAATATATACAACTAGAATCTCCTCTTGCTAAAGGCAGAGAACTGCAATTAACTTTGTTTGAAGGTCTTGACTCCAAAGATAAAATGAGTTAAACTATTACTATATTATGAATTGGAGTTAGAATGGAAAACAAAGAATTTTTATTCGTTGAGCGATATCGTCCACGGACACTAGATGAATGCATCTTGCCCGACTCTCTACTTGCAGTCTTCAAGAAGTTTGTTGCCGCCGGAGAGATCCCAAATATGTTGTTGTGTGGTACTGCTGGTACTGGTAAGACTACAGTAGCCCGCGCACTATGCACTGAATTGGGGTGTGACTATATTGTAGTCAACGGCTCGGAAGAGTCTGGTATCGATGTCCTGCGTACCAAGATCAAGAATTTCGCAAGTACCATGTCGTTTGAAAACAAACCCAAGGTTGTCATTCTAGATGAAGCAGATTATCTAAATCCCAACTCTACTCAGCCAGCCCTGCGTGGGTTCATTGAAGAGTTCTCAAAGAACTGTAGGTTCATATTCACTTGCAACTTTAAGAATCGCATCATTGAGCCACTGCATAGCCGAACTACCGTAGTTGATTTCAAGCTGGACAAGTCAGAACGACCAGAAATGGCTGGAAGATTTCACAAGCGTATGAAGTTCATCCTCGATGAAGAGGGCGTAAAGTATTCCGATAAGATACTAGCTGAACTGCTCAAGAAATATTTTCCAGATTATCGTAGGGTACTGAATGAACTTCAGCGGTACTCTGTTGGCGGCACAATCGATGAAGGTATTCTAAGTAATCTCGCGGAGATAAATACTAAGGGTTTAATCGATAGTCTTAAAGATAAAGACTTCAAGAAAATGCGTCAATGGGTTGCCAACAATGTTGATAGTGATCCACAAGGCATCTATCGTAAAGTTTATGACGCATTGATTGACAAAGTAAAGCAAGTACCACATTTGGTACTGTTGATTGCTGACTACCAATACAAAGCGGCATTCGTGGCTGATCAAGAAATCAATCTAACTGCATGTCTCGTAGACATTATGGCAAGCGTGGATATGAATTGAGTAGGTCAGAGCGTCTAGTATCAGTTGATCTTGAGATATCTAGCACCTGTCAGGCACGATGTAAGGTCTGTCAAAGGCAAGATGAATTTGGTAAATTAAATGATTTTGTGCAGACCACTAAGACTCTCGCTGAAGTTATATATATACTGGGCGATCTAGTAAAGCAACTTAAAAAGATACATTTCTGTGGAAACTACGGTGACCCTATGGCATGTGAAGAAGTTGCTGATATATGTGAATGGTTAGTAGATCAGAATCCTGATATTAGAATTCACATTGCTACTAATGGTGCGCTAGGCAAGCCAAAGACTTATGCTAGATTGGGAAAACTTGGAGTCAACATCACTTTTGGTTTAGATGGATCAACACAGAAATCAAATGAATTGTATCGGGTAAATGTTAAGTGGTCTGATGCAATGAAAAATTTGAAAGCATATTCAGAGACTAGCACAGCCAAAGATTCGGGCTGGCAATTCTTGTTATTTGAACAGAACAAAGAACATTTAGAGCCAGCAATTAAATTGGCTATAGAGTATGGATTATGTCAGATGTATATCAATGCGATGCCCAATCCATTTAGTTCTGGTATTATACCACTTATAAACAGTAATGCTATTATTGCAAATGATTCACCAATTCAGAAGCTGGACATGTATGACATCTCAGGTACCAAAATATTATATCAATTAACACCAGCATTTGGAATGTCAGAAAAAATAAAACAATTGAAGGATAAATATGCCACAGACATGTTTTTCGTATAACCATGACGATCCCACCGATTTTTCTCAGAAAAATCTTCATGTGTTTATCTCATATGATAATCAGGTTTATCCGTGTTGCATGACTGGCGGCAACAGACTTGACGGAACACCAATGGGAGAGAATACATTGCGAAGTGTGCTTGATGATGGATTGCTTGAAGCCAAGTACCATGATCGAATTGAGTCAGGTAATCCCAGCCAGTATTGTATAGATACCTGCTCGTGAAAATATTCAAAACTGACATGAACATAACCAACGCTGATGAAAATATTGCACATGCTATAGCCGAACTGGTATGTGGCGGTACCTTTGTTGTATTACGCAATCAATCATTAACACTTGAACAACAATTCCAATTCTGCAATAAGATTGGTGTATGTCAGGAGTATACGGAGCAAGAAAGAACAAAGCATATTGCATGTCATCCAAATATTCTTCGGGTTACTGGTGAGAAGAATGAACATGGCGAAGAAGGTCTATTTGGACATACCAGTGCATTAGATTGGCATGCCAACCAAGCGAGTAATCCTGACAGAGCACCATTGATTTGGTTACGTGCCGCCAAGGGCAGTCAAGGAAGTCAGACCAGTTGGATTAATATGATAGACGCATATGATGATCTGTCAGAAACTTGGAAGGAAAGACTGCATGAATGTACGATTACACTTGGTTATAAAAATGGCAACTATAGTGATAGTACTTTCTTTGTTGATCATCATTCTACTGATAAACCTTTTAGGTTGGTGCATACGAATAGTTTTGGAAAGACTGGTCTCTACTTTCCTTTTCTTCAAATCTTTGGCATGCCCGGTAAATCGGATGAAGAATTTCGAGAAATAATGGAATATCTTACACAGCATGTTACACAGGAGAAGTATCAATATCACCATTTTTGGCAAGATGGTGATGTGGTAATATCAGAACAATGGTTAAGCATACATAAGAGATGGGAGTTTTCTGCAATGGAACAGCGGGTACTTCATCGAATCGCATTTGATTACTCAAGAGTTCCAAGCTTATGTCAGAAATAGAAAAGACACCCGAACATAGAATCCTGCATTGCATCCAATGTGGACACAGAGCCCACGATTTGGGAATGCAAAAATTTTGGATTGATCTTGCAAAAAGTATTGCATTAGATTATGATTTAGACTATAATGTACTAGTACAAAGAGTGACACACTGATGTGGAGATTGTGGGCTAAAGCTATCGGTGAGAAAGAAGGTACCACAGACGCAGAAGCAGATAAGATTGCAATAATACGCACAATTATTGTGTTAGTAAACTTCGGTACATGCTTCGTTATCATAGCAGGCAATATACATAACTGGTAAAATCTTCTTGACATCCTAGTCGAGATATTATATAATAGTGTTTTAACCTACAGGAAATTTAATGAAAATTCAAGATGACGTAGAAGATTTTATGATGGCAGCCAATCAAGTGGTTGAGAATGTTTTGCCCGCGTATGGAGTGGCACCGGCACAAGAAGACCTATATATGGATCTAATCACGGAAGAATATGAAGAACTTGTTGAAGCATTTCAAAACAAAGATGTAATTGAAACTGCTGATGCAATTTGTGATATCATGTGGGTACTCAATGGTCTAGCCAGCACCCTTGGCATACCAGTCGAAGCATGTTGGAACGAAGTGCGCGACTCAAATCGCAGTAAGGTAGTTGAAGGCAGACTCATTAAGAATCACGATGGTAAAGTAATGAAGCCAGAAGGTTACTTCAAGCCTGATCTCCATAAAGTATTATTCACATGAGCCTGGAGAATCTTCTCGGTGTCAAAGCCCAAGTGGCTATCGATTCAGAGACTTACAAGGTAAAGAAGAAAGCAATCAGCCCGTTTGATTTTGCGAACAGTATCAATTATACCAAAGAGAATCTGATTGTCGATGACTGGTCAGAGAAACAGTATAGTGCATTCATTGTCAATAAGGCAATGTCTTACTCAAAAGATACTGTGAAACTGGCTAATGAGATGAACTCTAGACCTCACATCGATGCTAAATTGCAGTATGATTTCCTTAAAGGTATCGTGCGTAAAGCAAAGCGATACAACAAGTGGTTGAAGCCAGAGAAAGAAGAAAGACTCCAACTGATTAAAGATTACTTTGGATACAATAATACCAAAGCGCAAGAGGCAATGAGAATCCTCACTAAAGATGACCTTATGAGAATCGAAAAACTTATGTCAAGGGGTGGTAAAGTCTAATTTGTATAAATACAAATGAAGATAAAAACTAACCTATAACATGACGTAAGTTTTCATAAGGCAGATTCATAATGAGTGAGGATTTCTTTGATATTGATTTTCCTGGATATAGTCCACTGGAGATCAATCTAAAGAATGCAGATGATTTTTTAAAAGTCCGTGAAACACTATCCCGAATCGGGGTAGCTTCTAAGAAAGATAAAGTCCTGTATCAAAGTTGCCATATCTTGCACAAGCAAGGTAGATACTTCATCACGCATTTTAAAGAGTTGTTTGCCTTAGATGGTAAGGGTGCAGACTTCACTGAGAATGATATCCAGCGTAGAAATACAATTGCTAAGTTGCTGTCCGATTGGGGCTTGGTAGTTGTCATTAATTCTGAAGTATTCTTTGAAGACATTGCACCACTGAGTCAGATAAAAGTATTAGCATTCAAAGAGAAAGATGATTGGTCTCTCGTTGCTAAGTATAATATAGGAAAGAAACGGTAAAATACCGTTATGATTTTTTTGCATAAAGATTATCACCAGCATAGTCTTGTATAAATAAATCGTCAGAGACAAGAAATTGTTCTGACAAACCCGAGTTGCCGTAAGGAACTCATAACAACAACTCGCTGAAAAGGAGAGTAATATGGTACGCAAGTACAATGCAATGGATATAGGTAAAATTTTTGAAGATTGGAAGAGCCATTCAATAGGGTTCGACCGAATGTTTGACAACATGGCGACAGGAAGTTCTCCCGCGCCTTACCCACCCTACAACATAGTAAAAATCGATGAGAATAGTTTTTCTATTCAAATCGCCGCCGCAGGCTTTCGTGAGGACGAGTTTAATGTCCATGTAGTTCCCGAAGGCAATCAGTTAATAGTGCAGGGTGTACAAGACCGAGATGAGGACGAGCAAGAATACTACTTTAAAGGAATTGCCGCGAGGAACTTTACTCGCCACTTCACACTAGCAGATGGTGTTGAGGTCAAAGAAGCAGAATTCGTTGATGGTATGTTAAATCTCTTGCTCAATCGAAACTTGCCAGAAGAACAGAAACCCATTACAATTAAAGTAAACAAATCAATCGCATCTAAAAAGGAGCTGTTACAAGAAAGCCAATGAAAAAGAAAATGAGAATCGCCTTAAGTGTAGCAAGACAAATGGATATAGAATCTGCCGGACATGTATTAATGTTCTCAACATGTTTATCAATAATATTCGTGTCCCTTAGTCAATTAAGTTAGATAAAACCTTATATTATGATTAGGAGTAGCCCGTTATGAGCAAGAAGACCAACCCGCAAGACGCAACTGAAGAAAAAAACAAGCCCCATATTTGTGGAGTAAGATTAGTTTCTGGAGAAGACATTGTATGTATCCTTACACTTGAGAAGGAACATAATCGTTACATGATGCAGAATCCAGCCATGATATTCTTGAAAGAAATGGAAGATGCAGGCAAGTTCCAGATAGCGTTTAGCCCATACTGTCCCGCGGCTCATGACGGGCAAATTTCAATTGTCACTGACAAGCTAGTAGGTATGTACGCACCAACCGCAGAGATTGTGGAACAGTACAGAAGTTACTATCGTCACCCCAATGTCTCCGTCCCCGCAGAAGAACCAGTAAAACCAGCAAATAATACCCCCAAATTCGAAGGATAATACTTGACAGGAGTGCCACTTTCATGTTATAATGTGTATTCAAATTGAGGGTATTAAATGTCAAGTTTCTATTCATTCGCATGGCAGTACGGCAACAACATCTTAACTCGTGGATTACGCGACGGTAAGAAGTTTGTCGAGCGCAAGCCATTTCAACCAACATTATATGTCCGCGGTAAAGAAGGTTCTAACCGCGGACTATATGGTGAAATCCTCAAGTCAGTTGACTTTCCAGATAATAACAGCTGCCGAGAGTTTGTCAAGAAGTACAACGATATTGACAATTATCCTATCTATGGTCAGACAGACCTAACATATCAGTATATCACCCGAGAGTATCCCGAAGTAGTTGAATTCGACCTCAGCCTCTTGAACATTCAAGCAATTGATATAGAGACTACCGTAGACCATGGCTTTCCCAATGTAGACAATCCTCTGGAAGAGATTCTTCTTATCTCCTCTGTCGATAAGAACACCAAGAAAGTTATGACCTGGGGTTCTGGTGAGTGGGACTATGAAGCCCGCAGTGCTGAAGTCCATGACATTGATGTTGAGTATATCACTTGTGTCGATGAGTATGAACTGCTAGAAAAGTTTATGTCTTGGTGGGTTGCTGAGTATCCAGATATTATTACTGGCTGGAATTCTAAGTTCTTTGACGTACCATATCTGGTCAACCGTATTGAGCGCATCTTTGGTAATGACGCTAAGAATGCATTAAGCCCATTCAATATGACCCGAAAGCGCACCATTACTGTTCACCAGCAAGAGAGAACTACCTACGATATCAAAGGTGTTACTCACTTAGATTATCTCGACCTCTATCAGAAGTTCACATACAATGCACGAGAGTCTTACAAGTTGGACTATATTGCAGAACAAGAACTTGGTAAGAAAAAGCTAGAGAATCCACACGAAACCTTTAAAGAATTCTATGAGAAAGATTGGAATAAGTTCATCGATTATAACATCATTGATGCCAAGATTGTGGATGAACTTGATGACAAGATGAAGCTGATTGAATTGATCGCCACAATGGCGTATGACTCCAAGTGTAACTTTGAAGATATATTTTCATCTGTACGGACTTGGGATTGCTTGCTGTACAATCACCTCCTTGAAAAGAACATAATGATTCCTCAGAAGAAATCAGCCGAGCAGACTGGCATCAAAGGTGGTTATGTTCAAGAGCCAGTTCCTGGTAAATACAAATGGGTTGTGTCTGTTGATGCTACCTCTCTGTATCCATCAATCATTATGCAACACAATCTATCGCCTGAGAAGTTCGTAGATGTCAAACCACTAGATTGCACAGTCGATTCCCTACTGGAACGGCGCCATGATACCTCCATGTTGAAAGAAAAGAATCTTTCTATGGCTGCCAATGGCTTTTGTTTCTCTCGTGAATCACAGGGCTTGTTTCCAGAGATCACACAGAAGTTTTTCGATGACAGGCAGAAGTATAAAAAGCTGATGAAAGATGCCGAGGTGGAATACGAGAAGACAAAGAATCCTAAGTTGCTGAATGATATCTCTAAGTACAACAACTTCCAGATGGCGAGAAAGATTCAGTTGAACTCTCTGTTTGGTGCTATGGGCAATAAGTACTTCAGATATTTCGATGAGCGTATTGCCGAGGGTATTACCTTGACTGGTCAGTTTATCATCCGAGAGACTGCAAAAGCCCTTGACGTATATCTCAATAAGTTTGTCGGCACTGAAGGTGTTAACTACTCTTTCTATTCTGACACTGACTCTTGTTATATCACACTTGATCCTCTGGTAGAAAAGCATATGAAGCATATGTCCAAAGACCAGATAATTAATGCGATTGACAAGCTGACCACAGAAAAGCTAGAACCTGCAATCAACAAAGCAATGGCTGACATCTGTAGCTATATGAATGCATATGATGAGAAGATATTCTTTAAGCGAGAAGTAATCGCTGACACGGGTATCTGGATAGCCAAGAAGCGGTATGCATTGAATGTGTACGACAACGAAGGTGTGCGATACAAAGAACCAAAGTTAAAGGTTATGGGTTTAGAGATTGTTCGTTCATCTACACCTGCACCAGTTCGCAAGTCTCTCAAAGAAGCCGTCAGGCTGTGTCTTGTGTCTGATGAGAATGACTTGCAAGATTTTGTCGAGAAGACATGGCAAGAATTCAAAGGGATGACTCCTGAAGAGATTGCCTTCCCTCGTGGCTGTAACAATCTTTCCAAGTACTCATCTTCATCTAATATATATTCTAAAGGTACTCCAATGCATGTTCGTGGCGCATTGATGTTCAATCACCAATTACGTGGTGCTAAATTGACTGGTAAGTACCAAGAGATTCGTGAGGGTGACAAGATTAAATTCATATATCTCAAAGAGCCAAACATCATCTTTGAGAATGTCATTGGATTCAATGGTAAATTACCTCCTGAATTTGACTTGCATCGATACGTGGATTATGATATGATGTTTACTAAAGCATTCATTGAACCAATGAACACAATCACGAGTGGTCTTAATTGGAATGTTCGTCCAGTCGCATCACTCGCCGGTTTATTTTCTTAAAAATAACTTGACAAACCGTTTGATATTAGTTATAATGTTCGACAGGAGAATATAATGGAAAAGAAAATTCGTAGATTCAGAGTAGAACCTATGTATAAAAAGTCTGTAGTTGAATCAGAGTTTTATACACATTCAGAAGAGAAAGGTGTTATTGAAGTCACTATAGTATGGCGAGGTGGCGAATACTGGATTAATATTGAAGATGATAATATCGATGAACTTACTGATATTGATCTAGCAATGAAAAGTCCAGAAGAAGAAGCATTTGAAGTATCATCGTTTGAAAATTGGGAACTAGATTCTACTTGGGATGGATGTTCGGAAGACCTTTATTTCCACGGGACAGAAGTTGATGAAGAAACATTTACAGAAGCCTATGGTGAAAGAGGATGGGATTATCTTGTTGAAGACCAAGGTTGGCAGCCAGATGACTGCGAAATCTGGATTCAGAATGGCGTGAAAATAACAGAGGAAGAAACAAATGAGTTTAATTGAAAAACTGAAAAACAATTCAACTATCAAAGAGAGTTCCGTACTGACAAAATCCAAATTCTTTGGAGTAAAAGATTTAATTCAAACTTCAGTTCCGGCATTGAATGTGGCTCTCAGTGGTAAACTAGATGGTGGATTGACTCCCGGGCTGACAGTATTTGCTGGTCCATCAAAGCATTTTAAGACAGCATTCGCAATGCTATTAGCTAAGTCTTATCTAGACAAGTATGATGATGGTGTGATTTTGTTTTACGATTCTGAGTTTGGTGCACCACAGGGGTACTTCACCAGTTTTGGCATTGACACTGACAGAGTTGTTCATACACCCATTACTGACATTGAACAACTAAAGCATGATGTAATGTCTCAGATGAATGGATTCGTTCGAGGTGATCATGTGATGATTATCGTAGACTCTGTTGGTAACTTAGCATCAAAGAAAGAAGTTGATGATGCACTTGATGGTAAGTCTGTTGCTGATATGACACGAGCCAAACAGATGAAATCTCTGTTCAGAATGATTACACCACATTTGACTATCAAAGATATTCCTGCCATCGTGGTCAATCATACTTACATGGAAATTGGTATGTTCCCAAAAGCAGTTGTCTCTGGCGGAACTGGAATTTATTATTCCGCTGACAACATCTTTATCATTGGTCGCCAACAAGAGAAAACTGGTTCTGATGTTGTTGGTTATAATTTCATCATCAACGTAGAGAAATCAAGATTCGTCCGAGAGAAGTCTAAGATTCCACTTGAAGTTACGTTTGAAGGTGGAATCAGTAAGTGGTCAGGATTGATAGATATGGCAATTGAATCTGGTCATGTTATCAAACCTTCCAATGGTTGGTATCAGATTGCTAGTGAAGGTGTTGACGGTAAGAAGTATCGTAGAAAAGAAACTGACTCTAAAGGCTTTTGGATTCCAATTCTCTCTGATAAATCTTTCAATGACTGGATCGAAAAACGGTATGTAATCTCAAGTGAAAGCATTATGCATGAAGAAGTGACATCGGATGATGTGGCAGCGGCATATACTGATGAGTAATGGAGGTGTCACCAACAATACATATGAATGTGATAAATGTTTGGGTACTATTGTTGACATGCAAGCGGCTTTATGTTTTAATAGTCTAGATAAAGATTTATATCTATGTGAACCCTGCATAGAACTAATACGAAAAGAATTTATAGAGGCTGAAAAAGTAAATGGATAATATTGAGCAGATTATAATTGCAAACCTTTGCCATGACGAAGAGTATATACGGAAAGTAATTCCATTTATGAAAGAAGAGTACTTTGGCGAGCCACAAACTCGCCAGGTATTCAATGCTGTCAGTGGGTTTGTAGAAAAATATAATTCTGTTCCATCTAAATCTGCATTACTTATTGCACTACAAGATAACCGTGCGGTCACGGAAGACCTATACGGAGAATGTGAGACTCTTATCAATGCGATGCAACCTGAAGCTGGCATGGAGAAAGCATGGCTATTGGACGAGACAGAGAAATTCTGTAAAGACAAAGCACTATATAATGCCATTATGAAATCTATTCAGATCATTGATGGAGCCGATAAGAAGTTTGACAAGGGTGCATTGCCAAGTATTCTATCTGAAGCACTTGGTGTGGGTTTTGATAATAATGTGGGTCACGATTATCTAGGAGACACTGATAGTCGATACGATTTTTATCACCGCGTAGAAGAAATGATTCCATTCGATCTTGACTACTTCAATCGTATCACGGATGGTGGTCTGAGAAATAAGACTCTCAATGTCGCACTGGCTGGAACCGGTGTTGGTAAGTCACTTTTCATGTGTCATATGGCAGCCGCATGTATCGCACAAGGTAAGAATGTGTTGTACATTACATGTGAGATGGCAGAAGAACGCATTGCTGAACGAATAGATGCCAACATGATGAACGTAGCTATCGGTGATTTGAAATCTCTTTCCAAGAAGATGTTTGATGATAGAGTACAGAAGATAAAAGATAAAGTTGATGGTAGATTAATCATCAAAGAGTATCCAACTGCATCGGCTCATGCTGGTCACTTCAAAGCATTACTTGATGAGATGAAGCTGAAGCAGAACATGACTCCTGATATTATCTTCATCGATTATCTGAACATCTGTCTGAGCAGTCGATTCGGTGGTAGTTCTAATGCAAATTCATACACTATCATTAAGAGTATTGCAGAAGAGTTACGTGGTCTTGCTGTTGAGATGAACGTACCAATAGTCACAGCAACCCAGACTACCCGTGGTGGCTATAACAATAGTGATGTTGAACTGACTGATACATCAGAGTCTTTTGGCTTACCTGCAACCGCTGACCTAATGTTCGCTCTGATATCAACAGAAGAATTAGAAGCCCAAGGTCACATCATGGTAAAACAGTTGAAGAATCGATATAATAATGCCAATGAGAACAAGAGATTTATGATTGGTGTTGATCGTTCTAAGATGAGACTGTATGACCTAGAAGAATCATTTCAGCAGAACATCACCGACTCTGGTAACACGGCTGATAAGAATGATAACGGCTACAATGATTCTATTCCAGTCTTTGACAGAACCTCAAGTGCCGCCGGTTTGGATAAGATAAATTTTTGATAGTATAAATACGCTATAGAGGAGACTATTATGAATGGAATTTTTATTGGTATAATTGTTGCGATGGGAGTAGGTGGATTTTTCTACTGGGACACTACATCAAAGCAATTGACTGAGTACCAGTCCCAAGTCTTGGCGTATGAAATGAAGTTTGCTGTCCAAGAAGAGACTATAAATACAATGATAACTCAACATGAAACGCAGACAGAGGCATTGGTTGAAATGCAAACAGCCAATCAAGAGATCATAGCCGAACGAGACCGGTATCTGGACGTATTTCGTAGACATGACTTAGCAAAACTGGCAAGTGCAAAGCCTGGATTGCTTGAACCCAGAGTGAATAGAGGAACTAAAGATGTATTCGACAGCCTTGAACAAGATAGTAGTTTCGACTTTAGTCCTGGTACTCCTTAGTGGATGCTCTTTTCTAAGAGCGCCACCCAGAGAAGTAGAAATTACAACAGTACAGATACGAACCCCAATTCGACAGCCAGTTTTACCTCGCGCCATCGATATGAAAGATCCAGAATGGTATGTAGTATCCAACGCCAATATTGACGAATTCTTAGAGCGAATAGAGAAAGAAACGGGAGGAGTATTCTTTGCGATGACTCCTGGTGACTACGAACTAATGTCCTATAATCTACAAGAAATTAAACGATTTATTAAAGAAGTGAAACAGGTGATTGTATACTACCGCGCTGTAACCCTAGATGATGAAAATGAAACCACAACTACATCAGAAGGGGAAACACAGGATGACAGAGAATAACGCAGAAGTAAGCATGACTCGTAAAGAGTATGATGCATTGAAAGCAGAAGCGGCAGGCGATGCTCCTGCAGGTGACGGATCAGCATATGATACCCGAGGTTTTAAAACAGTTGAGGGTATGGAAGATGCAGATATAAATGACGATGGTCATATATCTATAATGGAAAATAAAATGCACTTAGAGTTCAAAAGAAAAGAACTAGAAGATGCGGATGCAATGAGAGATGCTCAACGTAAGATGGCATGGTTTGCTTTATTGGGTATGTTACTATATCCTTTCGCAGTAGTACTAGCTTCATTAGCTGGACTTAACGAAGCGCAGTCAACACTAGGATCAATGGCACCAACATACTTTGTTGCAGTAGCCGGTATAGTTGCCGCATTCTTTGGGGCTCAGGCATTTACTAAAAAATGAGTCACTTGAAACAAAATGACGTAACGTACTTTCAACATTTAAGATTTTCATGGAAAGTTGGATTCGTATTAATTGTCCATGGAATCTTTCCGTTCATATGGGAAACCAAAGCAAGTGAACTACTTTGTTATTGATGCTCGATTGACAGAAAAACAAGCTGGAGCACTCATTGCCGTCTCTAGGCAACGCTCCAGTGAGTTCCATCAACATAACAATGGCACTGACTATACCCACTTAGACATACTACTCATGGAAGACGACCACACGGTCAATGAGATTGCGGAGATGTTTACTGTCAAGCCCTCCGCGGCTTCACTGATGAGAGTACCTGCCAACGCCCGCATTGTGCCTCATGTGGATGGAAAAAACTACCCGCGCAAAACAGCCGTTGTGTTTCCACTCCGGGAAGTCGGCAAAAAGTTCGCTCCAACATCCTTCTATAAAGACGCGAATGATTCTCATTCGTATTCAGATTCTCCCGATGTAAATTGCTATGCTTTCTCTACAGAAGTACTCCATGGTGTCGAAAACACAGAACATGACCGGTTTTCTCTTCAATTATGGTACGATATACCCATAAAAACACTATCAGGAATGAAATTAATTTAATTTATTTTAAAACCTCAATGATATCAATGACTTAAAAAAAAGAAAAAGGTTGACTTTGCCCTCCAGTGTGTTATAATAGTTGTACAAATTGAGAAAAGAGAGAGAATTAGAATGAATACACAAAATGACACTATTAATCAAGCATTTGAGAATGCATTTGAGAACGATATAGACGAGATACATGATGAGTACGCTATGTACATCATGGATAATGCTGATCCATCTGAGGTTACTATATGTAACGGAGCTACTCTACTCGAGGCTGCCGAGAACGAGTACATGCTAGAAGAATTTAAACAGTCTTGGATTGATGAGAGGATATATAATGTATAAATTATTTCAAATTTCAGTTCCACGTGAACAGTATGATGAAGTCAATAAACTAGGTTGGTCAGAAGCAATGGAAAGATACCCATTGGTTGAGGCTAGTCAATCTGTGAGAATGGCTGGTTCTGAAGCATATGTCACCGAGTACGATGCTATGTTCACCCATGTGGCTGACCTCGATGCTGACACTCTTGAAGAAGCGTTTCGGCTTCACAACTTCCAAGAAGAAGACAAGATCACACGATATGCTAAACAGCATTCAATGTCAGTTGGCGATATCTGTGTTGGTGAGTATGGTGATGTCCACATGTGCGATAACTTCGGCTGGACTCAACTGATGTCTTCCAGCGTGTCAGTGCTGGAAAACGTATTTTACGCAAACATGGAGAAAGTGGCATGAATATACGACATGGTGGTTGTTATGATCGCGGTGGGGCTGATAGCTACTATGGTAGGCTGCCTACACCACACTACTTTATCGGTGACACATATAAGACCGAGTTAGTGGAAGAGAACAGTATGACTCCTGAAGAAATCCAAGATTATCTTGCAGGTTATAAGAGTAATGAGGAAGAAGCAAACTTCAAGGAGTGGTAATGCCAAATTTTGATCCAAAAGAAGTAAAGAATTCCAATCGAATTTTTAAATCAGCAACTCCAAAATATACACTCGATTGGTATCTGAAGTGGGTTGCCAGTGCATTCGTATTATGTTCAATGTCAATTCGTGGTGTTGAGGGCTATGCGGCACTTGATTTATATCTATCTCTATGTGGCATTAGCCTTTGGTTAGCTGTCTCGCTGATATGGAAAGACCGCGCACTGATATTACTGAATGGTGTAGGATTGCTGTTTCTAATCCGAGCAGTTGCTGAGAGGGTGATGACATGAAGATAGCTATAGTTGGTTGTGGTTTTGTAGGAAGCACATACTACGATGCATTAAAGACGGTGCATGACATTCATGTGATAGACCCCGCCATGAATAATAATGCGCTTTCTGACTTTCCTGGATATGATGGAATTATAATTTGCGTTCCCACGCCTTCAAATTCGGATGGCTCTTGCGACTACTCGTTGATAATCGATGTTATGGATACGGTCAATGTTGAAACTACAGACCATTCTATTCCAATATTAATAAAGAGTACCATAGATTTGGAGGCTTGGGAACATCTTACTACAGCTTACACTAATCCGATTACATTCTCACCTGAGTTCCTGAGACAAAAATCTGCTACATTAGATTTGAAAATGAATAAGTACTGTATTCTTGCGGGTGATTATCCCAATATATGGTGGAAAATTCTAACAGCATCTCCCGTATTTGAGCGCAAGATATTTCGATATTCTATCAATGACGTAAAAGAAACAATCATAATGAAGTATGCGGTGAACTCATTCCTAGCTACTAAGGTTATCTTCTTCAACCAACTTAAAGAATTCTGTGATGACAACGATCTATCATTTGATTCTGTTAGAAGAATGGTCATCACAGACGACAGAATTGGTGATTCACATACAGAAGTAACTGAAGAAGGTGGATTTGGTGGAGCATGTTTTCCAAAAGACACCCGGGCTTTCTCGTGCATGGATAAAGAAAATCGCATGAGTGTACTGCAACAAGCAATTGAGTGGAATGAAAAATTATGATAAACTTTGATCATCGTATGATACGCAATGCAATGAGAACTCCAGATGGAACAATCATACGCAGTAGGCACCGACATGATTATGTTACCCACACTGATGCCAACGGCAATGAGTATATGCTCGACGGTGGATTAGACTATGTTCGTTGTAGTGCTAATGGTGATGAAGAAATGATGGTAGTCACACTTGCCGACCCACAAAAACAGGTTAGAGAAGCCTTGGAATGGGGAACATATGGCATTAACGGTGACCAACCGCTGTCATATATTACCTTGTGTGACATGACCGTTGACCACATTGAAGCAGTCTTAAAGAATGTGCCATCAATAAACCCAGCATTTAAAATTGCTATGGAACGTGAATTGGAGTTTCGTAAAGAATTAACAGACTACTCTGTTTAGCCGTATAAATAAAAGGATGACATGTTTTGGAGATACTATGCCCACGTACAAATTTAAGAATGAATTAACTGGTGAAATCTGGGAACAGTTTATGGGAATCAGCCAAAGTGAAGAATGGCTTGAAGAAAATCCTAATTGTCATAAGATGCCAACCGCTATGTCAATAATAGGTGGCACTGGCGATGCAGTAAAACCAGATGGCGGCTTCACGGAGGTAATGCAAGGAATTGCAGCCGCGAATCCATATTCTCCCCTCGCGCAGACGTATGGCAAAAAAGATCCAACGTCTGTAAAATTAAGAAATGTAGTTGAGAAAGTCAAAGCTAAGGTTGGCGACTCACACGAGTGATGGTATACATTATATGACTGAAGAAAATGAACATGTAAAAACTGAAGATGAGATATTCAATGAGGAACGGGTAAAAACTCTCCAAGAAGCATTGACAATCGATTACTTAGAAAAATTTGACATATACGCCAAGCTAAAGATTACACAGCGAGACTTGGTTGCATTAGAGATAGCACATTCTAAAATGAAGAAAATTAATGCACTTATAGCATCAAACAACAAAAAATTGACCGAGGAATGTGGTGAACTTCGAGGCAGATATAAATATGAGAGTGAACGCAATGAAGAGTTTCAATCTAAGAATAAAGAACTTAGAAAGAAAATGCGGGATATGAAAGATAAGTTCTCGCCCACGGCAGACATAGAAGAGCCGTATATAGAGCCAGAACCTGTAAAGAAGAACCCAAAAAAGAAAATAGTGGACGCGAAGACCGATGATAAAATTCTCTAGTTATCTCAATGAGGATGCCCAAGGCAAGAATTTGCACTTGGAGCACCTTGAGGATGAGATAATAAATTTCGGAATAAATGGTGGCAGAGGTGCTGTCAATTTTCTACGCTCATTAAGAGATATGATGGCTGGACACTCCAGATCCTCACTGAACATGACAGTTAAGTGGGATGGTGCACCAGCTATTTTTGCGGGTATTGACCCGAGTGACGGTAAATTTTTCGTAGCAAAGAAGTCGGTATTCAATAAGACTCCTCTGTTATATAAAACGATTGGAGAGATCGATACTGACACCCGGTTACCAGCCGCATTGAAACCTAAGTTCAAACTTGCTCTGGTTGAGTTTGGAAAATTAGGAATCAAAAATGTCCTACAGGGCGATTTGATGTTCACGAAAGAAGACCTCGAGAATGAAACTATCGATGGTAAGAAGTGGACAACATTTCAACCTAACGCAATTGTTTATGCTGTTCAACGAAATTCAGCATTGGAAAAGAAAATCAAATCTGCAAAAATTGGTGTCGTTTGGCATACCACATACACAGGTGCTTCACTTGAGAAGATGTCTGCATCATTCGGTGCTAACATTTCCAAACTCAATTGGAACAAAAATGTATGGATGGATGATGCAACATACAAGGACGATTCCGGCACCGCCACATTTACTGCAACAGAGACAGCCGCTGTTACTGCGAAACTATCTGAGACAGGTAGACAGTTTAACAAAATTAACTCTACTGAATTAGCTAAGTTCTTACGACTACAAGATTCGCTGGTAGGCAAATTTATTGGTGCTAGTCTGAAGACGTACAATAATTCCAAAGTCAGAATTGGTGCAGAGATTACTAATCCAAAGGCACACGCTAAAGGTTATCTAACTTGGGTTGAAGATAAATTCGACAAAGAAAAAGCCAAGTTAAAGACCGAGAAGAGCCAAATAGCAATTGAGGACAAAAAGACCGAGACCCTCCGAGAACTCGGTAAGCTACTCAGCTTACTTGAAAACGTCATCATCTTCCAGAATCTTCTTGTGTCTGCTAAGATGATGATTGTTTCCAAACTCAATAAAGTAAAACAAATAACGGACACATTCGTCCGCACCAAACAAGGCTTTAAGGTAGTCAATCCTGAAGGTTTTGTTGCTATAGATAGAGTAAACGGCAATGCCGTCAAACTTGTTGACCGTATGGAATTCTCATACAACAATTTCACCGCTATCAAAGCATGGGATAGATAAATAGGTTTAACAATTAGTATAAATAGTTACTAATACTACTCTAATAAAAGAGATTTTAAACCATGTTCCGTAATATAAATGAAGCAAAAGAAAAGCATATTGTGTTTGCTTTTGGCAGACTCAATCCACCTACTGCAGGACATAGTAAACTCATTGATAAGGTGCAATCTGAGGCGCGAAAGCGTAATGCGGATCACCGAGTCATTGTGAGTCATTCTCAGGACAAACATAAAAATCCTCTCTCTGCCAATGACAAGATCAAGTATCTAAAGTCTATTCATAACACCACCAAATTTGAAGCATCTTCCAAAGAGCATCCACACTTCATTGCACACCTAAAAAAGATGCATCAGGAAGGACACACCCATGTTACTATGGTCGCTGGTTCTGACAGAGTGCAAGAATTTCAGAGGCTTGCTGATAAATACAATGGCAAAGACTATGACTTTAAACACTTGAAAATCGTATCTGCGGGTGAGCGTGATCCCGATGCAGAAGGCGTTACTGGTATCAGTGGCACTAAGATGCGAACACATGCATCCAATAACGATTACAAGTCATTCAAGAGTGGCTTACACACACGAGCCAACGACACCCACGCGAAGAATTTGTTCAAGGCAGTCCGTAAGGGCATGCAACTTCAAGAAGACGAAGTACGGCACTCATTCGCCAGTTTTATTCAGGAGTAACAATGTCAGTTAAACTACTACAAGAGAGATGTGGCATAGTGGGCGCCGCTAATGATGGAATATTTGGTGGAGATACCATTCGCGCGGCAATGTCGTATTACAATTTAACCGCGTTAGAAGCGGCACATTTCTTTGGTCAAGTCGCTCACGAATCTGGAAACTTTGGCGCATTCAGTGAAAACTTAAATTATTCAGCTAAAGCATTAGACTCAGTGTTTGGTAAATATTTCGCACGAGCAGGAAGAGATGCTACCGAGTATGAGAGACAGCCAGAAAAGATAGCCAATGTTGTGTACTCTAATCGCATGGGCAATGGCAAAGAAGAATCTGGTGATGGATGGAAGTTTCGTGGTAGAGGCGCACTACAACTCACTGGTAAAAATAATTATCAACTATTCGCCGATTCAATTAACGACCAAAATGTCATGGATAACCCAGAGAGTGTTGCAGAAGAATACGCCTTTGAATCCGCTCTGTTCTTTTTCGAGACAAATGGTCTCTGGGAAATTTGCAATCAGGGTATGAATGATGTTATAATAGAGAAACTAACGCGCCGCATCAATGGTGGTACTCACGGACTACAAGACAGGGTGAATAAGTCGAAAAAATACTATGAGTACTTGTAAATAATTTTGAGGGTTTAGCAATGAGAATTTTAGGAGTTATTGCACTTACACTGCTACTAACAACTGGATGTAGTAGTTTGATGAATATGATACCTGACCGATTCGATAATGTCGAATATGCAAAACTAGTATCGCTGAATGTAGATGCGGAAGTTTCCAAGGAATCTTGTTCGGTAGATATCGAGACATATAAGTCTGCATTGTTTCTCAAGAAGTACTCAGAAGGTACGATGAATAAAACTAACAATGAAATATACAGTGAGATTGCATCACTGGTGGCAGAATTGTACAATAGAAAAGATCCATCATTGGTTTATTGTAAACTCAAATGGAAAAATGTGATAGAAGCAACTGAAGCCGCAATAGTTTTGTCCGGCAAAAGAATCAAAAAATAATGGAGAGCAACAATGAGTGATGCAGAAGAGAAATTATTATTCGACTATGAAGTAAAAGTCATGGAGCTACAAAGCTATCTCGAATGTAATGAAATATCTCGATCAGAATACGATGAACTAATAAAAGATTTTGCAGATGTCGATGCAATACGAAAAGACATCAAAGATGAGAAGATGAAGATACATGCGGAAATGGTTGTAACACACCTTTCCAAACTATTAACTATCATTTAAGTATAAATACCATTATGGACAAAAAATTCGCAGATTTCGTAGAGTTAGATGAGGGTATCAATGACCCTGGCATCTTCAAAGCCGTGTTTCTTGCTGGCGGACCAGGCAGTGGTAAGTCATTTGTTGTTGGTCAAACTGCACTAACCGCGTTTGGATTAAAACTTATAAACTCAGATGTTGCATTTGAAACAGCAATGAAGAAGGCTGGCATGGATTCAACACCTGAGAACATCTATACGGTTAAAGGACAGTCACTCAGAGACAGAGCAAAAAAACTGACACAAATGAAGCAAGATGGTCTACTAAGTGGCAGGCTTGGTCTTGTCATTGATGGTACTGGAAAAGATTACAATAAGATTCAAACTCAAAAGAAAGCGTTAGAAAATCTTGGCTATGATTGCGCTATGATCTTTGTTAATACTAATGAAGAGACTGCCCAGAGTAGGAACATGAATCGTGACAGAACAATGCCAGCTGCCCAAGTCAAAAAGATGTGGAGCGCAGTTCAAGATAACATAGGTAAGTTTCAAAACTTATTTGGTTCTAATCTACACATTGTTGACAACGGCGAAGACTCTGATTGGAAAGGTGCTACTCTTGGCGCGTATCGTAAAATTGGTGCATGGGTGAAATCACCAGTAAAAAATTACAAAGCTACTCGATGGATCAAAGATCAAAAGAAAGCGCGAGGTATTAAAGAGGGTGCACCTGCAAGTCAACGGTTAGCTAACCGTTTGAAGTCTAGTGGAGTTGATTTAGCAAAACGCGCAAAAGATCGAGCCGCAGAACATGAAAAACTGAAAGCACAGTACGCATCTGATACTGTTAAAGAAGAAGGTGGTGATATTGGCAGAAATAAGCTAATAATGAAAGATCGCCTTGGCAAGTCATCAATGCAACGCAAACAAGAAAAGCGTAAGCAAGCACTATCAAACAAACTTCCTCCTATTAAGAAGATAGCAGAAGACGCATATGCCAAGAGTGTAGAGGAAGCTAAGTTAGCTGAAGCACAGTCTATTATTAAACCAATTCTGGCATTCACGTGGAATAAGAAAGAATACGAAGTTGCGGCTGGCATTTTGAAGAAGATTGTGGATCGCAAGAAGAAAGAAGGTGGTGGCAGAATGCGACATGGCATGGAATACTATGCCCAACAAGTTGCCTCACAGTTCCATAGAAATAAGGTTGATGCTAGAACACTAGCCAAGTACTATACTGAAGAATACTCTGCACAGAAGCATGAATGGGGAACTCCAGAAGGTACTAAACATTACAAAGATATGACTCCTGGACAGGGAGTGCCGCATAACCATGGTGCCCGTCCATTAACTCGTGAAGAGTTGATCAAGTTGAATGCGATGAACAAGCCTATCACAGAAGATTATGATCAACCACATGAAGATGACGAACCTGTAGGCGCAAAGACTAAAGCTAAGTATGCCTCAGACAACGCAGAAGAAGCATTACTTCTCCCACAAGACTATGAATTTTCTGAAGTAGAAATTCTGGAAATGGAATCAGATATAGAAAGCCTGACATTTGATGACATGGTTGACCTGGACATGTACGATGATTCAGAACTCGATGAGTTCGATAAGATTGAAGACTTTGAAGCGGATGTTGAAGAAGAAGAAGAACTTACGGCTGATGTTACTCTTGATGAGGCACTATCTGTTCAAGGTAGAATGAAGCGCAGGTTCCATGCAAGACGTAATCGACAGAAGTTGAAAGTCGCTAGGATGAGAGCCTCAAGAAGAGCTGGTGATCCTGCAAGAATTAAGAAGCGAGCCCAACGTGGCGCCTTGTCAGTAATCAAAAAGCGTTTTGCTAGAGGTCGTGATATTAAAGCATTGCCGCCAGCAGAGAAAGCTAGGCTTGAGAAGATGACACAGAAGTTCTCTGGACTTGTGAGTCGCTTGGCTGTTCGTATGGTGCCAATTGTTCGCAAGAACGAATTGACTCGGATTAAGAAAGGAGGCGGCATGAAGAAGCAGGCATCTAAAAAATTCAAAGTTAAAAAGGGTGGGTCGGCTAGTAAATATAAAGCTAAGAAGTTTAAGATAACCGCGCCGAAAAAGAAGAAATAACATATGCCTAAAAACAAAGAAGAGTTAGTGGATATTGTCGAGACTGTTCCTCAAGATAAACCACTCGTTGACGAGGGTGCACAACGCCCTAGCATAGTTCGCTGGTTCAAAGAGTTTTTCTTTGAGCAATACGAGTTGACGATCTTCTTTCCTGGTGAAGTGCATATTCAGTTTGACGGTACTAGGGTAGAGACATTCGCACCTAAGAAGTACTATGCCAAGAAAATTAAAAAGCTGTCAGATAAGAACATTATCTTCATAGATACTGCTAACATTCAGCACGTTATTAAAGTGACTACACCAGTTGGATACTCATTGAAAAAAATATATTAATCATGGATAGAAGTTATGGCTGTAGACGTTTTATTATTTACTGGATTTTCCTCTTACACTAATACCAATCAAGACCAAGAAACGACTGATCCTGTCTACGATGTATGTAGTCGGGCATCTGGCACGTATCGAATAGCCCATTATCTAAGAGAAAAGCACCGGCTAGATGTTGAACTTGTTGATTTTGTTTTCGCATTCACATACGAAGAGTTAGTTGCCATAGTGGATTCTCGCGTAGATGAAACCACAAGAATGGTAGGAGTAGGTGGTATATTCTGGTTGTCATCCGCAAACGTAAAAAGAATATTTCAGTATATCAAACAAAAGTATCCGGACATAATCACTGTTGCCGGAAGTCAAGATATCTGGTCTATATCACAAATAGGTGTGGACTGGTGCGTCACTGGTTACGGCGAACTTGGAATAAGTTCTATTCTAGATGGGAATCCAAAATACAACGAGTGGCAAATTATGCCCGGGGCTCCTATAGTTAAAGTCATAGATTGTTTTCATGATAAAGAACTGCAAGCATATCCTCTAGAGGATCTTTCTGTTGACTATGAAGAAAGAGACTTCATACAATCATTTGAAACTCTGAACATGGAAACTTCTCGCGGTTGTCGTTTTAAATGTGACTACTGCAACTTTCCTGTACTAGGGGTGAAAGATGATCACACTAGATCAGCCGAGTCTTTTGAAAAAGATTTAAAACGAAACTATGAGAAATGGGGCACAACCGAGTACGCGATAACTGACGAGACATTCAATGATTACACAGATAAGATTCGCAAGTATGCTGATGTGGTAGAGCGTCTAGACTTTGAGCCAAACTTCACTGGATACATCCGCGCAGATTTGATGATACAAAGACCACATGACCTTGAAGAACTCATTAGAATGCGATTCAATAGCCATCTGTATGGTATAGAGTCTACAAATAAAGCATCTGCTAAATCCATGGGCAAGGGTGGCGATCCTGAAAAAATACTAAATGGTATTTTGGAAGTAAAAAAGCGATTCTTGAAAGAGAATGGTTTCTATAGAGGTGAGATGAGTTTTATCTTTGGACTGCCGCACGAGACACCCGAAACTCAGCAAAAAACATATGAATGGCTAGATGAGAACTGGCGCGCTGAAGCGGTACAGCAAATGCCTCTGATGATTCCAAAGAAAAGTGGTATCGCTCGACCAAATAAGATGACTGGAAACATACATAAATATGGGTATAGGGAGATGCAACCAATTGAAGTTATGCCTGTTGGAGATAGAGTTGATCATATTTTGGCTAATCCCAATATAGACCCACTTATGAAAGATAGAATTAAACAATCAATGCCCGATCCCAGTAGTCATGAATTCATACTTGCAACTGTATTGTGGAAGAATGAGCATTGGGACTATATCGATGCATGGGTAGAAGTATGGAAGAATATGTACGGACTCGAAAGCTACTGGGATAGAGGAGTACCAATATTCTATCAGGGAAATTGGTTGTCATGTGGGTACACAAAAGATGATATGATGAAATCTTTCAGGGAATTGGGCACAATGATGCTTCCGCCGATAGATAAGAGAATAGAATTCCTGGAAGACTACAAAGCGAAGAAGCTGGCATGGGAATCATAATCTTTATTTCTTATAAATAATAACAGTAAACAACAAATTCTTGGAGACAAGTAATGTCAATTGAAAGATCGATTAAAGATATCATAAATGGCACCGATGCCATCATGGAAAACGCAAACATGGACAAACGTCTTGACATGCTTGTCCGTCAAGGTCTAATGCCCGCATCCAAGTTACCCATATTAAAACGCGGTCTTGCTAAATTAAATGGCGGAAAGGCGTTAGCACCACAAGAACGGGACTCCGTAAACTCTTTAATGAATTCATTCATGTTTATTGTACTTGGAGACGATACTGTATTCAATCGCGCCAAGACTCAGATGAACAAAAATAAGGGAATGCACGAAGAAGTTGGTGAAGATGAAGAAGATGATTTTCTCACTGATGAAGAAGTAGAGAATCTTTTCGGTGAAGATGATTTCGTGTATGACGAAGACTTAGCTGAAGACACCAATTGCGAGTGCGAAAATTGCGAGTGCGATCCTTGTGAATGCTCTAAAGAATCTGTGCAAGAAGCGTATAAGTTGTATCACAAAAGCTACACCGATGCAATCAACACTGCACATGCTCACCACGCTAAGAGTGGTTTAAAAGTATCTGATGATGATAGAATGTCTCACATTGGAATTGGAAGCAAAAAGCCAGGTAGCGGCAAGACTACTTCAGTCAATGTTCCTGCAAGTCATCACAAAACTGGTGACTCACATACTATACACACTCAAGTGTATAATAAAGGTGGAACCCATCCATACGAATTGAACACATACTCTTCTAAGACTCCTAAGAAATCAGGACCAAAGTCTAAGAATGAAGAAGTTGAGCATATTGCTGAATACAACAAGCCAGTGTCACAAATGACTCCTTCTGAAAAGTCTGCCAATAATAGCAGACGTAAAGAATATAATGACTATCAGGCGAAGAGTAGAAGTGTGAAGAGTACAGACTATCCTAAAGGTACATCTATCTCAGCCACTGATGCTCAGAAACGTGGACTATCTGTATCTAAAGATCGATTCGCTAAGCCAGTCGATGCAAAGAAAGCCGCGGCTGCAAAACTGGCTAAGTCACGCCAAGACGAATTTAATGCGTCAAGAACAAATAATGAATCATATGATACTTCACCTCCGCGTAAGACAGCGATAAAGTGGAGAGTCAAGCCACCTGCAGGAACTAAAAATGCACATCCTGATGGCATGCAACCAGATAAGGTAAAACCAATGAAAAAAGAATCAGTCGATGACATGGCAAATAATAGTGCTCCAAGTAAAGAGAAGCAATCTTATAAAGATAAATTTGATGCAATGTTAAAGGCTACTGGCAAGACATTAGCAGATATGTCCGATGAAGAGAAGAAAGCATTCTTTGCCAAGGTTGACGCTGGTCATGATGCGAAGAACGAAGAAACCTCCCGCGGCATTAGTTTCGTTGATCACGCATTGGAAGAAAAATTCGATGCAAAACATGTC